AATCGGGAACAGAACGATGTCTCATGTCAGGATCACGCGGCCGTTCAAGGCGGTTGCGCCGGGCGAGGTTTATCCGCGCTTGTTTGCGGAAGGCGAAGTGGTGAGCGGCCGTGTCGCCGAGCTGGCGCTGCGCAACGGCGCCGGGGAAGCGACGGACGAGGCGCCGCCCGCCGCGAGCACCGGCGCGGCAAGTGCAGATAGCGGCGGCGAGAGTGACGGCAAAGAAACCGCGCACGATGCGCCGGTGCGCGAGGCAAAGGTGCTCCGCCAGATCGAGATCGACGACAACGGAACGCCTGTGCGCTTTGCCCGCGGCGCCAAGGTCGAGGGCGAGCTGGCCGAGCGTCTCGTCGAGGAGGGCGTTGCCTCCTGGATCGAGGACAAGCCCGGGCCCGCGGCCAACAAGTCGGCCGGGCCGGCGCCGCAGAAGAAGTGATGAAATAGGGTCGCGCGGGGGCGCCACATGCTTGTTAATGTCGTGACGCCGCCCGAGTGCGAGCCAATCTCGCTGGCGGAACTCAAGGAACACCTGCGGGTGCTCCACGATACCGAGGACGAGTACCTCGGCACGCTGATCGCGGCGGCACGTATACACCTCGAGGATACGTCAGGGACGGCGATAGCATCGCGGACGCTCGATGGCTTTCTTTCGGGGTTCCCACGCGGGTCTATCGTGCTGCCGCACCCGCCGCTGCAGAGCGTGGTGTCGATCAAATACCGCGACACCGATGGTGTCATTCAGACGTTGGCGCCGGAACGGTGTCACGTCGAGACGGTGCAGCGCCCCGGCCGCATTCATTTGCTGAGTGGCAACTGGCCGTCGACGCAGGTTCATCCGCACGCGGTGGAGGTGCGGTTCGTTGCAGGCTTCGATGCGATCCCGGATGATTTCAAGCACGCCATGAAGCTGCTCTGCGGCCACTGGTACTTCAACCGTGATCTGGCGGGCGACGGGCGCGCCAACGCGCCATTCGCCGTCGAGACGCTGATGCAGAAGTACAAAACCCACGGGTGGATGTGATGGGCGCCGGGGCAAAAACCGAGCTGGTCACCTTCGAGCGCGAGACGAACACGCGCCGCGATGGCGGCGGCATGGCCTCCGCATGGGCCGCGATCGGCACCGCTTGGGCTAAGGTCGACTGGATCGGCGGCAGCGAGGGTGAGCGCGCCGGGGCCGTGCGCGCCATCTCCCGCTATCGCTTCACCATCTACGGCGCAGCGGTCGAGGCTCTCGGCCTCACGCCGAAGGATAGGATCGTGTGGGCTGGAGACCGCTACAACATCCGCGAGCGGCCACGCGCAGTCATCCTGAAGCCTGACATCGAGATCATTGCCGAGACAGGAGTGACGCAGTGAGCGAACTCCAGTCGCGGATAGAGGGGGGCGAAGCCTTTATCGCCAAGCTCAGCCGGTTCGAAGAGGCAGTGGTCGGCGACAAGGAAGAGATGATCGATGAGGAAATCAGGGCAACGCAGCGGGAGTGGGCAGATTTGGTGCCCGTGCGTACCGGCAAGGCTCGCGAACAGATCCTGAAAGAAGAAGCGCTGCTTAAGATCGAAACCCCATCCAATGGCCACATTCAGTGGCGCCTCGGGCTCCTCACTAAGGCGCAGCTGGCCGCGGCGTACTATTTGTTTTGGGTCGAATTCGGAACCAAGGGCTACGCCAAGGGTGATCGTCGCGCGGGCGGTCGCGACAAGCGCGGTCGTCGGCGCAAGCACAAGGTCACCCGGGCAATTCCGGCGCGCCCCGCGCAGCCGTCATTTCGGCCGGCTGCCGCCAATTTTATCAGACGCGTGGTTGACGCGCGCCGGTGGGCGAGAATCATCAGCGGCAACAAGGAAAAGCTGGGGCTCAACTGATGGCTTCGATGGAGTTTGCGGTGCAGAAGGCCATCGATGGCAAACTGCTGCCTGCCCTTAACGCATTGAACCCGCCGGTGCCGCTATTCGATCATGTGCCCCCGGGGCAGACCTATCCTTACGTGCAGTTCGGTCGAATAATCGCAATCCCCGGCGACCTCATCGACCGGCGCGACCGGAGGGTCTCCATTCCGTTGACGGTGTTCTCGGATTTCCGCGGCCAAGAGCAGGTGCTCGAGATCCTCGCCGTAATCGAGGCTGCCATCGACGGAGCTGAGCTCGCCCTCTCCGAAGGTCAGCTCATTCGGTGCGACCTGGACCGCTCAGATACAGCCCAGGACCAGGACGGCGTTACCTACACCGGCTCGGCGCTCTTCACGGCGCACGTGGTGCGCTGAGCCATTCCCACCAGCACAATTAGAGTGAAGGAGAGCATGCCATGGCAGGCTTAACCCGTACGCGCGGCTCCGAGATTCACATCGGTACCAAAGCCGCTAGCCCGATCGGCGACACCTACACCAAGATCGAGGGTGTGAAGGCCCTAAACGGCAACATCGGCCGCACGTTCGGGCAGATCGATGCCACCGTTCTCGACGACGACTACGCGCAGGTGCGCAAGAATATCGGCAATGCCGGTACGCTGGAGATCGTCGGTAATCTCGAGGATAGCGCAAACGAGGCCACCGACTTCCTGGCTGCCGGACAGCACAAGTTGAAGGAAGCCGCCGACGACACGAGCGACGAACCGTACAACTTCAAAGTCGTACGCCCGAACGGCCGCACCTACTACCTGAAATCGGAAGTGTTCGGCTTCACCCATTCGTTCGGCACCAACGCCAACCTGAACGAGTTCCGCTCCAACCTGCCGTTACGCCAGCCGCCGATGCCGGAGCCGGAGCCAGTAGAGGATTAAGGCCGGGATTTTCGTGGCGGTGGGACATAGGGGGGGGATCTGTGGAACTCTACAACGCGTTCGAGATCAGCGTCGCGGGGCGGCAATTGTTTCTGCCCCGCTCGCTCGAGACGGCGAAGCGGATCGAGGCGGCAATCGGCGCCATCGATCCTTTTGCCCGGCGCCTTGAAAAGGGGCTCGTGACGATGACGGAGCTCGCGCGCTTTTATCTCGCGCTTGTTCGCGACGCTGACGATGCCCCATCGGCAAAGGAAATCGACGCATGGCTGTTCGAGCGCGGAGTTTATGCGCACGCGCCAGCCGCGCTGTTCGCGATGACCCTGATCATGGGATCGGAGACATTCGCACGTGAAGCGGCACGCGTTCAGGCATCGATCACGGAGGCCGAAAGGAAGCGCGCCCGCGGCCCTTTCGAGACGACGGGCGCCTAGACTACGAATTCCTGCTCGGCCTGGCTGATGATCTCGGCTGGCCACCGTCGGAGTTCTGGCGCTCGTCATTGGCAGAGCTGACGGCCTACATCGCGCACCGCATTGCACACCGCGCGCCCAGGCGTGAGCAGACAGACGAAGCAATGCTCGATCGCTTCTTCGCAGGATTATAGATGCCCGAAGGCTTTACCTCCGCCGCCGATCTCAAGCTGATCGCCGAAACCAACGACTCGGAGTTTCGCGCCGGGCTGACGCGGATGCGCGAAGGTGTGCGCGAGTTCCAGGAATCGAGCGTTGCCAATCTCGGTATCTTTGATCGCGGCATCAAAAAGAGCGGCGGGAGCACGCTGGATTTTGCGATCACGTCGTTGGGGGCGCTGGGTCCGTATGGCAAGACCGCTGCGGGGGCGCTGAGCCTGGTCAAAGACAATTGGGAACTCGTTGAAGATTCGATCCGTGCAGCCGGCGCAGGTGCCGAACTGGACGAGTTGAAGCAGGACTTTCTTGCCCTCGTAGACACGACCACCGCGACGGCTACCAGTCTAGCGACCCAGTACACGCCTGCCACGCAAGAGGCAGAAGCCGGCAGTAGCGCGCTTGGGCGCGGCTTGGAGTTTCTCGCCGAGGGATTCCGCAGCATCCGCCGGGCAATCGACGAATGGCGGCCGGCAGCCGAGCAGAATGTCGACACGCTGCAGAGCAAGCTTGACTCTCTGGACGGCGCGATACGCACGCTATCAGCGGACATGGAAGCGGCGCAGAAGGGCGGCGCTGTCGTTGCTCCGTGGGTACTGGAGCAGATGGAGGCGCTCCGACTCGAGTTCGAGCTGACCAGCCAGATCCTCGACATCAAGCGAAAGGATATCGCTCGCGCGAGCGACGCGGCAACGCGCGATGCCTTGGCTGACGTGACCGCGCAGATAGACCTGCTGAAGAAGCAAAAGGAACTGCTGGGGCAGCCCGGCGAGTTCGATTGGTACAAGATCGAGATGCGGGCGCAGGCGGAGCTCGAGAGGGCCGGCATCAAGGATAAGGAATCCATTGCCCGGGTTCTTCAGCAGATGAAGGACGACTACCAGGGCACTACAGACGCCATCGCCGAGTACAACAAGCAGAAGCAGGTCGAGCAGACCGTTTCGCGAACCTTCGACGCGATGGAGCGGGAAACGCAGAACCTGCGCAATCGCGCTGCGGCGCTTGGTCTGGCCGCTGGTGAGGCGGCGAAACTGGCCGCCGTTGAAAGCGGTCTCCTTTCGATCCGGCAGGCCCGCGGAAGCGACGCGACGGCCGACGATGTGCGCAGGATAAACGAGCTTGCAGAAGCACGTGGCCGCGAGGCGCAAGCTGCCGCCGATCAAAAGGTCGCCTATGACCGAGGTGTCAACTTCGACCGGGAAGTGCGGAGTATCGAGGCCGCCACGGCGGCGTTGTCTCAGTCGACGGCAGAGCGTACGCGGGCGGCCTATGTCGAGCGGGAACTCGATCGCATCCGCCAATCGAACCGTGAAGCCACTACGGCGGAGATCGAGGAAATCAATCGAAACGCGGATGCGATCCGAGCGCTGACCCAAGCTCGCGAAGACGACGCCAGAATGCTGTCCGATATTGCGCAGTCGGGACAGATCGTGGGCCGCGGTCTGAACGACTTCTTCCGGCAGTGGTCGGAAGGCGCGAAGATCACTAAAGACTCCATCCACGACATGGCCGTGTCGATCCTGGCCGATCTGGCGCAGATTGCCTTCCAGCGCTCCGTTATCGACCCGCTGATCCAGGGCATTTTCGGGGGAGGCTCTTCCGGTGGGGGCGGATTGCTGTCTTCAATCTTCGGCGGCATGCGCGCGGAGGGCGGTTCTGTCGAGCCCGGCAAGTTCTACCTGGTCGGCGAAAAGGGGCCGGAGCTGTTCGTCCCGAAGGGATCGGGCGACATCGTTTCAAATGACCGCATCGGTGGGCATAGCGTCAGCGTCACCAACATCATCGACGCCCGCGGGGCATATCCGGAAAGCATTAGCGACATCAAACGGGCGCTGGCGGAAGTACAGGGCTCGGTGCCAGCGGTCGCCCTGGCAACCGTGCGTGAGGCATCAGAGCGGGGAGGTTTGTGATATGGCTATCACGTTCCCGCGCGCGATGCCCGATCCGCTGCCGTTCCGGGCGCTGACGTTCGAGCCGAAATACACGCAGTTGCGCAGCCCGACCCGTGGCGGCCTGGTGCAGGTGGTCAACATCGCGCCGGACTTGTGGGAGATGGCCTACGAGACGCCGCCGCTGCACGAAAACCAGGCCGACGAGTGGAAGGCGTGGCTCTATTCGCTGCGCGGCGGCGCACGACTGTTCAAGGCAATTCATCCGCTCAAACGCGTGGCGCGCCATTATCGGCGCAGCGGTTACGCCGGGCTCAAGGTTGCCGGATCCTCGACCGATTTCAGCGGCTTGGCTGAGCTGACCAGCATCGGCTCTGCGCTGGACACAGTGCTGCTCACCAAGCTTCCGCAAAGCTTCGTCCTTTCGGCCGGCGACTTGCTCAGCTTCGGCTTCACGGGGGGGCAGACCCTGCACAGT